TATTTTTCGATCACTTCCAGCGGCACACCATGGTCGGCTATATTGGGCATCGCCATCGGATTCAGTGGATCTTTGGCGTTCATCACGGCATACAGTCCACCGATTGTTTCGGCCATCTCTGCACCCTGTTGAATCCCCATATCACCAGTGTTTCGCAAAGCAGTTTCCAGTTCGGCGCGCTGCTCATAGCTGAGTTGGTTTTCACTCTCATAGCCGTGGCGCTTCAGGAACGCTTGTTTTGCGTTCTCTCTCCTGATGGTTGCCTCTGCAATAACAACGGTAGCGTGACGTTGTGCGCGAGTACCGTTGGAACCAGAGATATTGTATTGATCCAGCATGAGCGACTGAATGCGCTGCATTAATGGCACGTTGCCCTGTGCTTCTGCTTTGTTAAACCAACCCTCCAACCCGGCCATGCTGATTGGCTGCGCAGTAGCAGCGGCATCCAATGAATGCGGCAGATACCATTTGTAGAAATCATCTGATTGTTTGCCATCGCGAGCATTCTTGTAGCCGCCACGCGCTGTTTCTTTCTGATTGATAATGCCAATACCAGCATCCGCAATCGCCGCACGATCTTCCGGGTTTGGGTAAACCTCCTCAACCGGGACATTGGCTACATTGCCTATCTCGTCTACCATGCGGATCGTACCTTCGCCGGTAGCAAACTCGGTCAATTGATGTTTGGCATTAGCATAAGCGACTTCATCGTCAGCCAGGTTGTTCAGATCCCGCGTGATCGCAGACAGCGCAAACTTCTGATCCATTAACTGAACACGCGCCGCAGCTTCGGCTTCGTTCCAGAAATTCAGCGCAGTGCCTTCCATGATGCGAGCGCGGATTTGCATCATCTTGCCACCAATGATTTCATCATCAGCACCACTGATCGTGTATCCGGCAAGATCGTCGTAATCATCACCGATAGCCATTGAGTGTACGTCAGCAGCTTCAGCATGATCGCGTTCGGCCTTCTCGCGAATCAGCAGGTTGTAATGCTCAACCATGCGAATCTGAGCAGTGTTATTCACATCCGGTTTCAGCCGATCCGGTGCAAGCTCCGTTACCTTGGCGACATATGATTCAGCAACTTCTCGATACGCATCTGGATCAAATCGATGTTTGGTCGCAATCAGATTCAATCGCTCATGCGTATCGATCTTCATCTGACTCAGATATCGCTGGCCAACCATATCGGTGTAAGCCCGATCATAAATGCTTGGAGCGAGCAGGCCATCCTTGGTTAATGGCAAACTCGGGGCCAGCAAATTTCCATCGCCATCGCGCTCAAAATTCAGTTTGGCCGCGGCCTGCTGCGCTTCCTGATTTTTAATATCAGCTGCTTTTTCAAACTCACGCTCGGCAATTCCTTGCGCCGTTTTGATTAATGCAGGGCCGGCACTCTGCGGTGGCGGCAGGCGCACCTCAGCACTTCTGATTCCAATTCGTCGGTCTAAGCGAGCCATTATGCCAGCACTCCTGTTCCACCCGGTGTGTCAAGAATGCCAACACCAAGCTCAGCATTGATGCCTGAACCGGATATTGCCTTTGTTCCCGTTGGCGGTTTTTTGAGCATCGATGATGCATTTGCCGTTGATGCCGCAATACCTGCTAACTCAAAGATGCCAGCCGCAGCTGTCGCTCGCGTATTTCTTTTCAGGATATTAATACATGCACCGATACCAGCGCGTACATCGCCTACGTTGTATCGACTGTTGGCAATGTCTTCCAGTCCCATCTTGAAATTGAACTCGCGAGCTGCGATCAATGATGGTGATGCCCATGCGTCTATACCATCAGCGCCAACCAATAGCTCATCGTTGGCCATACGCAAAGCACGAAGTCTCTGCACTTCCTCATCCAGCGCGGCCAGTTCCTCTGAACGTATTTCTTGTTCTAGGATCGCCTGCCGACGCCGGTTTGCATCAATTGTGTCCAGCGTCGTAACAACAGTGCCAGCCGCAGCTGCCGCCATTGCTATGTAGAAAGTCGCACCACCATCGGCCATCAGTATTCAACCTCCCCGCTAACCGCGAGAGCTTCACACGGTAACGGAATTGCATTGGTAATTGTCAAAGTCGGACGTTCGTTGTATCCCAACAGATAAAACTTCCGATTGCCAGTGATCGGCGCTGGCGGCACGCCGATTGTTACTGGCGACGTGTAAGTAATCACCTCGTAGCCTTGCAGCTTGATGGCCAGCGTAGATGCCATGTACACATCAGAATAGACAATCCGTTTTGGCAGTCCACTGGTAACGCCCTGGTTGTCCTGCACTTCAATCGGCATTGTTTCCAGTGTTTGCGTATAGGCGAGGCCGGCAGTGAGATTAGTCACGGTTGCTACGCCAGTGCCAGTTAATGCCGTTGCGCCAGATCCGTTTGTTGTAACAGCTCCAAGATAATAGTCAGCGCTCAAGATCTGATCAAATACGCCAGCGCCACCAACACTGCCAGCGCCATCAGGATTGAGTGAAACAACCAACTCAACTTCTGTGTTTGGCAAATGGGCCATGTGTCCTGCAAACGTAGATACTGGTGTCAGGCCAGCTGATACTTTCGTTACAGAACAATCAACAGTGACATCCAATTCATACCTTTCGAGAAATTGCGTTGGCGTGCCATCGGCGTCGCGCTCGACCAGCTGATAGAGTTTGTCTTTCAATACGCAGATTGACTGCACAGTGCCATTAGTTGTCCATATACCCCATTGGCGAATCTGCTCTGGCCGTGATGCGTGATACCACGTAATCGTGCCATCCCCATTCAAAAAGAATGCAATCTGTTCCGGCCTGTCATAACCGCCATAAAGAACGTCCACTTCCTGAATATCATTAACGTGTTCTTCAGCAATTAAGGAGACTGCCTCAGACACGTAACCACGATTCTGTGCAACCCAGATAAATTCTCGAATTGCATTGCCTTTTGCTTGAACAAATAATGTTGATTCATCAAACATCTTTGGTTCAACATATCGCTTTGACCCATAGGCTGTTTGTCTTTTGAGATTAAATGTTTCAGGAGTTAACGGCGTGTCTTCTGTCTGTGGCGCATAAAACTCAGCAGCATCCGTAAACACCTGAAGATGATCGGCACTAACAATATCAACAACCAGATTAACCTGTTTGCTATTGATCGCTATCTGAATTGAATCAGCTGGAAGCGCATCACCAGCATTGAAATTGAAAAACGCAGCGACCCTTGATCCGAAGATATGGGCTGGAAGTGAGGGACTACCTGCGAACCAAAGGCGCTGCGAGTGAAACTCAACAACCGAAGGATAGCCACGGTAGCTCGTCCAAGCTTCCTCGTCCCAATCTTCGATTGCCGGTGGATTGATGGTTGAATCGCCAGTGATGGTTGCTTTGTTACCTGAGCTAAGTCCAGTGACGCCTTCTGTAGTGCCAGCTGGAAAAAAACCACCAATCATTGCCAATGTGATAGTTGTGTTTGTTGTTCCGGTAACTACACCTTTGATGCCTGAAGTGTCACCAACAACTATTTCACCGACATCAAAATCCCTTGGCTCGTCTATGGCATTGTTGAAAGTTAAAGTGCAGCCACGATCCAGATCCTCAAGAACTAAGCCATTAGCTGTTGGCGTCGGAAAGAATGGGCCACCAATAACGCCGGTAATAAGAATCTGTTTGCCACGATATCGAACAATTGTGTTGTCATGAATCGTATCAACAAACGCAGCTGGGCTTGTGGTAAGAACAACAGCCGCACCTTGCTCGAATCCATTAACAGCCAAGGTAACTTCAGGATCGGCAAACTTAACAAATGGCACTGACTTTGCGCCTGAATCTGCGCCAGGTGGGACTTCCCACAAATTAGCGATTGTCTCACCAGAGAAAGTGGAAGCACTGGTGCGGGTAACGACATACGTTGGAAAATCCTCATGCGCGATGAACATCTTGTCACCGGCCTGCGTAATACTTAGTTCCGCTATATTGCTTGAACCAATGATTGACACTGAGAGCGTATCGATTTGCGCCCCGGTTTCTTCATTCCAAAACTGGATTTCATCTTCACCGCCACTACCTTCATGAAAGCTTACAAGGTAGGTCTGATCTTCATTGAAGACCCAAGGTTCTATACGGTAACAGTCTACCGTGTCATTTAGAAAGACGGTGCCAGGGCGTCGCCGCGCACCACCAGCAACCTTTGGCCACCAGTTCTCAAGTTGCTTGCAGCCGTTCTCATACTGCGAAAGATCGACACGACCCAACATCCCCTTCGACAACAGCCCACCCGAGAAGTTGGTTTGGAAGTTACGGAACTTAGGCATTACCGATTACGCCAGAACTTATCGAGCGTCCCACCCCTGCCGCGAACAATGCGCGTGAGGTTTACTTTGTCATTCGTGCGCGACTGCGCATCTTCTGTTTTGGCCCTGCGCCAGTGTTCATCAGCCAGTTGCTTCATTGAGGACGCAACATCATCACGACGAGCAATTGAGAACGAGAGCATGGTCGCCAATCGATAAATGATGAGCTGCGTGAAATATGGATTCCAGTCTGATTCATCGGGCCGATAACGATACTTCAGGTACACCGTATCGCCGCTGGTATCTGTAGTGTGGATCTCGTCTTGATACCGATCAAACTCGATAGGCGTCTTATCAACCAGCACTGTATCAACGGACAGCACATCGCTTGGCATTTGGTATGCCACGTTGTGCTTGGTATCCGGCTCGGTAACGAGCAAGTTTGGCGTCAGGTTGAAAGTTTTTGTAGCAAACTTCCAACGGTAAAGTGAGATTTCTGATTCGACAATGACTTCATACCATTGAGAACAGAAAGTTTCTTCGGCGGTGCTTGGCGAAACGAGACTGTCAATCGTGCCGACGCCTGCTGCAAGCGCTGCCTTGTTTGAAATTGCAATTCGATCTACTTCTGCCATAAGCAAATAGGGCCGAGGCTAGAACAAGCTAACCCCGGCCCAACTCCTTTCCCTTGCTGGATTACGTACCGTTTTGAACGGTAACAGTAGCCGCGCCACTCGCACTGGTAACAGCACAAACGTCAATCGTCGGGACATTTGTGTCCACAACAATAATAACGTCGCCGTTGTTCAGCAGAGAGGCATGATCGTTAAAGTAACCAGAAGTGGCTACCTGCGCGATTGTTTGCACGGTTTTATAAATCCAGAGAGTGCAGGTGCCGCCTTGAATACGATTCATATTCGTAGCGTCAAAAGCACACGGCAGGAAACGGAGCAAGAACGAGATAAGTTTCGTTTTCATCTTAAGTCTCCGTTGAACGAATGCGATAGCCACCGATGTCATCGATGATTACAGCATTCATAGACATCGAGCCAACCGCGAGATGCGACTGCTCTTTGCCCTGCCAGGTGATGTCCATCATTACATCCTGTCCTGATGCGTGACCAACAGCTGACTTGTGGTAAGCGACATTCTGACGAATGGTGCCACCGGTCAGCGTCAATCCCGAAAAGGAAAAGACATTAAATGAGAACCATTGCTTCGCACTAAATCCTACCCTCGGAAAAGGAAGGTCGGACTCTGGCACGTAGTCCAGAGATGCGAAGGGCGTAAGACCCATAAGGTCAGTCCAGCCTTGCGGAGCGACAGCAAGGAATCGCTGGCCATCGTCAGGAACATCATTGTTGCCCATATACTCAAACGCTTCTTCAACCTTCGGCTGTGTTACCACACCCGCTGAATCGGTTTCCTGCGTGAAAGTATCGGTGACATCTACAATGTCCTGATCTGATGCACGACCCAAAGCGCCAGCAATCGATGCTGATACAGCAGCGCGCTCGTCATGTTCGATCTTCAATTCGTCCAGCTTGTCAATGAACTCACCGCCATAACGATCAGCGAGAGTACATTCAACATTGGTATGAACGAGATTGAGAATCGGAACCTGACCGCCTCGGGTCTTGGTGCCTGCGACACCCTTGCCAATCTTCTGAAAGGTCGTGGACTTGCCGACAACATTCGTTTTACGCCGAACAGTATTGAGTAGCTTTGAACCCATGCGCTGATATGCAAGGTGAACTTCGCTCTCGAACTGCTTGGTAAACGCTGTGTCGATAGAGTTGACAGCTCGCGGAACGAG